CGTAGTTTAGCTCCCCGGGCGATTACGCCCATCTCCCCCTCATAGGGGGGAAACCCAGCGGCGTTTTAGTGTTAGAGTGCCGCGTCTCTGTGACTTGTCTAAGTGATCAACGTTCGGAAGCTGATCTTCTGGCTTCCTAAATGAAGATCCCAAAAGACATTTCCATAGGGCGCCATACCCCTCGATGTGGTCTTTGACCATAGGTACATGAGGGACCAATGTCTTGAACTCAAGGCGTTGGTAGGAAGGGTTGATCCTTCTGGGCACATCATTCCCAGTAGGAAACAACCACCCTAGACCGCCGCACGTTTCTTCTACAGTGGGCAGACAGCCCACTATACTCTCTACGAAGCTCATCAGCTTGTAGGGGACACTTCTATAGCCTTCTGAATAAAGAAGGTTACAAAAGGAGGTGAAAGAAACAATTGCAGAGGAGTCACGTTTAGTCCTTGGTATAGCCCTACAATAGATTGGTGTAATATTACACCCATCATAGGCATCTATACCACACGATTCCCTAAAACGTCCTTTATAAAACGTTTTAGATGTGTTTACTTTACACGCAAACTTCGGCATGTAAAGTAAAAGGACCTCGATCTCGTTCATGGGGAAGATAATATCATCTCCATAAACGTAAATCTCACGACTAACTTTAAAAATGTTAGTGTGAGTAGGAGGGAGCCGACGAGCTTCGAGTAGTGCCACTATACAGACAATATAAAAGTATAGTGACTCCACTGGGAAGCAAGTCGCGGAACCCATTGAAGCGTACTTGTTCAGTTTAGAAATGAACACAGTACTATCTCCAACATCAACAGAAGCAGCCTGCGACCGGGATAAAAATATCATATCCTGGAGGCTAGAATTTATGCGAAACATGTGATCAACCATTTTATATGGTATACGATCAGATGCTTCAGATAAATCTACGGTTGCATACTTCCTGTCAATAGATGACTTCAAAGCCAATCTACGATTTATAGATTGGTCAGTGAAGTTCACATGCCCTCTAGTAAGAGGATGTGATTCTAATCTTTTGACAAGGAAATCCTTTATGGATTGTTGAACCGCTTGCATAGCGGTGGGTTCCATCGCGATAATACGAGGAGTCTTTTGAGTCTTCGGTACAGTTATAACTTTAACCGTCGACTGTTCAAGATTTCTCGTTTTGAGTGAAGCTGGGTCTGAGTGAAAGCAGTCCTCATTGGCAGCGAATGTTAAGCCGTCAAAGAGATACTGATCCCACTCAGTTATCCAGGTTAGTTGCGAGGAGTCAAATTTCTGATTTCCTCTAAGAGCATCTGCTGTTGATCCGGGTCCATGCTTTGGTACCAAAAACTCAGTATCAAAGCCAATAAGGACTGAATCGACAAGATGATCAGCAACTCTACAGAACCGATTGAGGAGATCCTCATCGATGCTGTAGTCACCCAATTCGCGATCCGTCTCCACGTACTTGTAAAGCGCTGTTTGACAGCGTTTACTAGTACATGGGATCTGGAGCTTCTTGAAAAGAAGACCCAGATGACGAATTGCATGTAAAGCTTGTTTACAAGGCTTTTCATGTAATGCTCCTTCCTTGTCGTCAAACACGAGTTTGGTAAAACCTTGCATAAAAGCAGGGAGATACCGCCCTTTTTTCTGCCAACCAGAAAAATCGGTTGAGAGAATCCGACCTCGTTCAAGAGCTGATGTAAAGCTCTCGATAAAGTTGGGTAAAGTGATTGTCAAAAAAGACAATCCCTCGTGTCTTATACGCGATCTTAATGTCTTAAGATCACGTGACGACTGGACGATCGAACACTGTTGGCAACACTCTTGGTAGAGTGTATACCAGATGAACATTGAGGCATTTTCCATGTCTTTTCAATCCTCCTAATGGTAGGATTACAGCCATGGTCTCTCGCAAACACGAGAGTTGCCTCACTCCCTAGTCGCAACTAGTGGCGACTACCGAGTACAGCAGCAATATTCGCCGTACTCAGCCACGCAACAATGGCGTCTACCTCTGCGTCGAGAATAGTGTCGGTAAAACCGACAATAGGCTCGTCGATAACGAGGTAGACTGAGGAACTCTGATACTGATTTTCAGCAGTCAGAGGATCCGCAGCAACGATCTGCCTATCTAGGCGGACCATACGCCGGATGCGCGTTTTCGTTTGTTGATGGGACACGGTAAATTTCCGAGTACCATCAACGGTCTGATACACCGAAGAATTGCCATTATCAGCAATTCGATGGTGATCAGCGGCAACTCCGTCAATAGCAATTGACTGTGGTGTCGCGAGAGACATGGGTGCCTCCGTTCTAGCTCAGGTGAGCTAGATATTATGTCTCCCATAAGAGAGACAGTTTAGCTCCGGAATCTGGAGAGACCCAGAGCGGCTAAAATGGACAGCTGGAATGCATCAAAGCCATCCCAGGTGAGTCCAAACCCAAAGGGAGAGGCTGCACACCGAGTCTTCGTAGAAGACTTGTGCTTACCACTAACAGAAATAGGGAAATAACTCCAAGGGGTACTCCAATCCCCCTTAAGATATTGTCCCCTGCCAGTGGCTACAACCTCTTGCGTGGTTTCCTCTTGCAGCATAACATATGCATATTTTGCTGTAAGATGATCGGCTAGTGTCCTTTCCAGGTTCTGAATAACAGAACCTGCATTGGCACACCAGTCGGCTAACCACGAATAGGGACAGAGCTGCCAGAGCAAAGATGGACTTAATTCGAGTCCAAAAATGCGCCGTATAGCTCTGAACCTACCCCATCTCGGGTCATCGAGACCGTTAATATAATAACGGAATCGACCTGAAAACCAGCAATGCGTTACCGTCGTTGTAGTAATGGTCGATTTGCCGTCAACTATATAGTTGCCCGGCCAAGGACCATAGCTGCTAGCGGTGGTAACCACATTACTAGTCTGGTAAAGAGTGCCACCACGCTTGACCCATTTACGTTGTTCATTACGTAATTGGGCGATCCTCAAGTCAATCTTCTCGAGTGTCTTGAGGGTCGACATGATGTCGGAAAGGAAAGGTCGCCAGCCGAATTGAGCATTTAGGTATAATTTTCCTAAATCCTTAAAACGGCGGAGACCGACCTGGAAGAGAGATGGAAAATCTCTAAGCTCACCCAAAAATTGGTTTAATCCAACTTTTGGTCTACCTGGAGCAAACCGACTCCAAGCAGTAGGCCCTTGAGATTCAGCATAACTCATCCTGCTAGCTGGCAATGAAGTATTGTTGTAAATAGGTGGAATACGCCTATTTCCAACAAATAGGTACGAGTTCCGATAACCGGAAACCGTACGATCATAACCAGTTGTGCATCCCTGATCCGCAAACTCGACCGTAACAGCACGAGAATCGAACGGTCCACCTGATTTTGGAAAATCAGGATGGATCTCATCCATAGTAACCTTGTAACTAGGGTAGTACGGATAAGCGGTGAGAGGGGTAACCTGGGACCATGAACCCTGTTGTTGTTGTAACTCCAACAGTTTTTCATAGTC